GGGGCGGCACGGGCACGCCCAGCCAGACCAGGTGCCCGATGATGGAGGCGCAGTCCGTCAGTACCAGATAAGCCATGAAAACGTCCGTCACCGGCAGGGCAAAGCCCAGGGCACGGCGCAGGGAAATATCCACGCCCACGGCCATGAGCAGGAAGAAAAAGTAACAGCTGTAGCGCACCAGGCCGTGATGCAGGCCCCGGCACAGGCTCTTGCCCCGTTTGCAGTGGACGATGATACGGGTCAGCATCTCGCCCATGACACTGGCCAGCAGGACGCCGAACAGCACATGATCGATGCCCAGGGCCGTCAGGACGGCGGCTAGGGCCGTGCCCAGGGCCACCTTGCCCGGCCACAGTTCCAGCAGCCGGTCGCAGTAGTAGTGGATGGCGTGCAGCCAGTTGATGTCATTCACCTATTTCCTCCAGATGGTCATAAAAGTCGCGCAGGGCCGCCTTGTCGGCTTCCTGTGCCCGGTGGCGGGCCGTCACCTCGTTGACGTAGCCCACGAAATGCAGGGCCGCCCGCAGGCGGCCCTCTTCGTCCGTGGCGGCCTTGATGGCCTCATAGACCGGCACCGGGGACGGCAGGGGCGGGCCTTCCCGCAGCAGGCTTGCCGGTGGCCGGATCGGCTCCGGGCGAGACGGTCCGCAGCAGCCGGTCAAGCTCATCCCAGCGCAGAGCAGCAGGCAGGCCGTCATCCTGTGCCAGATGTTCCAGGGCATGGCGTGTGTCCTCCTCTTGGCGTTGTGCGGCGGCGTGCAGACGGTCGCGCAGATCCACGGCGGCACGGGTGGCGGCGCTCTCCTGCCGGGTAAGGGCCGCCGCCCGCTCCGCCTCGTCGG